GCGCTCCGGATGAATATGATGATCTCATATCAGGAACTTGTTCGCACCTTCCCTAAACTTCACTTTGATAACTCAAAAAAAATTATATATGGTTATATAAAAGTTGGGAAATATGGAGAAAGCAGTGAAATAAAAGATGTAAAACTCAAAAAAATCCACTATAGGACAACTGCTTATGATGTAACACTCAAAGAACGTTATATTTTAATATACCTACCAGACGCCCTTGAAGAAGGAATTATTGCATTCCACTCTTGCGATAATATTTCTGCTCGAGGTGTCCTTTCTGATTCTATCACTGAATATCTAAAAAACAAATATCAACTCGAAGCAAGAATCAATCCATTACATCATAAGAAAATCCCTCAATATATTCTCAATTCCGAATTAAAACAAATTAAGGCTCAAGGATATAAAGCACCAAAAGACATTGCTGATTCCTTTGGTCAAAACAAAACAAACATCAAGACAGACTTAATAATAAAAGCAAACGATGGCATGTTCGGAAGTTTCAGAGATTTAAGAAACAAGAATATAGGAAACATCATTGAGATTATTGAAGATAAATGTGATGCAATAAAAGTAAGCTTACAACTCGGCAGTCGGACTGTCGTTTTCAATTATGATACCATACTAAAAAAAGGAATTTCCGCAGAGTTAGATGATAATGATCTAAAAATCGACCCATTAACAGGCATACCTGATCTAACAGCACTTCATGACACGATAAAAAACCTTTCTAATGATATATTGTTAGAACTGCATAGCGGAAACAAAGGGGTGATTATATGAATAAAATAAATGTACTGGGTGTAATAATAAAACACTACAAAACAATGTCAGATCAGCGTGGAACAATGTTGATGAGCGACATTATCGTACATTTTATTGTTCCGTTATCTCTTTCTTTCGTTCTGTGCTGGACATACGGAATAATGAAACCGGCAATTGCTTCCGTCTTTGTTAACTTCGGGGCTATTACAACAGCACTATTAATGAGTGCAGTAATAATGATTTATGAACAAAAACAAAAAACCATCACTAAGATATCAGACATAATTGAAGGAAACAAATCCCGAGACAAATTGATATCATTAAACACTAACAAAACCATATATGAGCAGTTATGCCACAACGTCGCTTATGCAATATTAACTTCAATAGTATTGGTTATATTTTCAGTGATAATATATTTCCTGCCTGACAATGCAGTGGATTTAATGAAATGGTATTTTCGCGCACCTGCATATATTGTTAGCTTTTTAGCCTATACATCCTTTTTTATCACTGTTATAACGTTCTTAATGGTAATAAAAAGATTTAGCACAATTTTAGATAATTGAACAGCGGAACAGCCGCCCTTTTGGGCGGCCTCCTGATTATTTGAGGGTGCAGAAATCCCTCCGGTTAAGGATTAAATTTTATTTACAACACTAAATTTAATTATTCAGGCGCGCGAATCTGTTCCGCACAATGCAACAATGCTTCTGTCACTTCCTTAAGCGTTACGGTATCGGCATCATCCAGTCCTGCAATTTTTGCGTGCCTGACAAACGCCGCGCAAAGGTCGTTAAACGCCCCAGCCCGCACATCCGCCAGGAAAGCGTCGGTGGCTGGGATTTGCGGCATCCTTCCGTCTATTGCACAGATATACGCATCAGATAGTTCATCCTGCTCGCCATCAAACACGTAGCAACTCTGTACGATAAATTTATTCAGCCCCGCATTCTCCGCCGCAAGCGCAGCAAGATTAGTCTCCAGCTCTGCAATGCGTTTGCTTTGGGCTTCCCGTTCATCCAGCAGTGCCAGCACGGTAGCCGGATTGGCTGCTGCTATGAATCGCTTATTGGCGCGATTATCTGGTCCTGAGCATGATGCTATGTAGTAATTTGCGTTCAGTCCGGCATCAGCAATTAACCCATAATCATCAGAACACCATTCGCCAGGGGTTGCATTTTCTGCCGCCATTCGCAGTGCCTGGTAATTAATGTTGCTCACTGGTTTCCTCCTGGCAAAGCTGGGCGACAATATCGCGATATTTATTCAGCTCCCGCAGCGCGGCACAGACTCGCTCCCATTTCCGGATATCACTTTTCGCCCGACGCAGTTCGCGGTTTGCCTGTCGCAGCGATGGCAGAACCAGATTATCCACTCGCTTCTCAAGCGGCTGCACAATGTCCGCCACAGTTTCTGTTTTAATATCTTCCTGTGTTGCAGCTTCCTGTACTGGTAACGCAACACATGCAGGCTGAGGAAAGGCTTTACCATCAGTTTCCGCTACCGATGCCGCTTTCGGCTCTGCTGGTAAATTACCGCCCGGCATGCAGTAACGAAATTTACCGTTCTGATTAACACGAATCAGACGACCTTTGCTGATTGCCATTGCCAGCGTTGAAGCCACTTTGCGGGATGTTGTACCGAACAGCGTAGCCAGTTCATCCGCCGTTTGTGGTCCGCGTTGTTCAATCGTCGCGGTTAAATCGCACTCTGAGATTTTCGCTACTGTCGCCGTGGTGGTTTCTTCCGGCTGTTCTTCTGGCGCTGGCTGTTCCTGCTGAACGTTGTTATCAGCCACACGCCAGGTGTATACGCTTTTATCAACGAAGCCAGCCTTTTTCAGTTCCCACAGCTCGTTCAGTACTTCTTCACGACTGATATCAAGTCGCGCAGCCAGCTCTACCGACGTGGCTTTTCCCATCGCTTTCAGTGCGTCAAAAACAGTCTCCATAAATTTCCTCCCAGTAAAAATTACTTCTCAACTCAAACAAACCCAGCCGCTTTCCGGCGTTCATATTCCTGTTTCAGTAACTCAATTGGCGTTGGCCCCGACGGGCGTTTGGGTGCCGCCAGTTGTCGCCGGACTGGCGGAACGCTCAGGCCGTTACTAACATGCTTTGCCCATTTCGTCAGCTGCCGTTCTGCAAGCCGTTTTAATTCCCCTTCGGTCATCTGGCGCTCAATCCCCTTTGAGCGCATCTCAAGGCAAATGTGATACAGCACAGGCTGAGACCACGGGTACTTATCACTTCCGTCGTATCGCCAGGACTCATTGCGCCAGCGGCGGTACTCCTCCATCACAGCATCCACCGTCAGACCAAATGGATTTGCCCCACTCTCCGAAATCAGCGCCACAAACTCAGCCAGGTCCGGAGGCCATGTTTCACCCGCCCGGCAGCGGTCCATGCACTGGCGGCAGACCTGTCGGATTTGCTGCTCAGTCATCGCACCAATCTGTGCAATCCAGAGCTTCGAAGGTGCGGCCCCGTTCTTCTGGGTCCAGCGGTTCGAATAAACCTCCCCCATGAGTTCCCACAGCTTCCACGCCGTTTCCGTCGCTGATAAATCCGTTTTCACGTTCCCACTGCTCACGTGCTGCCCGAATTTCCTGAACTGCCCGTGATGCGGTGCCACCTGGTGCTGCTGCATGGCTCACCCCCTTGCTGACTGGTTTAACCTGCGCCCTGACGTGATGTACGTGACGGGCGAATTTCTGCTCCCACTGAACCTGCGTGAAAACTTTCCCCTCCGCTGCCCAGTAGTCCCGGAAGGCGGCAAGTTCAGCTGGTGTAAATTCCGGCTCCGGCAGAGCCACTCCCCACAGAGCCGCCCGTCGTCGAAAATCCGGCGACGGATGCCAGCCATCAGTCATCGGAAATTTCCCGATAGGTTCGCTCAGACCTTCCAGGTAATCAGGTTCCGCTGCCTGCAACGGCACGCCATTTGCCTCACTGGCCGGAGCACTCTCGCGCACGCGCGCGTTATGTGTGGGGTTTATATATCTGTTATCTGTTATCTGGATACCGCATGACAAAGCGTTAGCCTTATCCTTAGGCTTATCCTCAGGCAAAGGGATTGCCTTATCGAATGCCATCCCCAAAGCCTCAGAAACACCGTAGGACGCGGCTCTCAGCGATTCCCTGGCCTCCCATTTGAGAGAGCAATCAGGAATTAAAGCGAATGCCTTTGCCCAGGATTTAATGACATTTATCGAGTTTGGCGGATTGTGTTTCGCAGCATTCGGGAGCCAAAAAACTCTGGCTTTGATATCTGCTTTCACCATGCCAAGATTCATGGCTTCGCCTAAGGCTAAGTCAAAGGCTTCGATATCCCACCCCAACTCTTCAGCCATTGCTGCCCGCCCGGCTTTAAATAACCCAGGAATAATCCCGGTAAATGGACTGGTCAGCAGATAAATAAACAAACTCTGTCCACTTGGAGGCAGAGGAGATAACGCCCTAAATTTGGGATCATCCCATATCGTTATTTTTACCTTGCGATAAGGCTCATTGTTTGCCTTAGTTTTTGGCATGGGATTTGGCATGTTTTTAGCCTTAACCATAATTGCCTCATCTGGTGTCGAACCTTCCTCCGGATATAATCTGTGATTCCCCAATCAACAGAACCAAAGGAGGTTCGACATGTCTTTAATGGCTGTTTGCCAAAAAATTAAAAATCACATGCGCACTGTGTACAAAATTAACCAGCACGACCACGACATGGTTAACCTGGTAACATGCAGGGCTATAGTTCTCACCCGCTTCCACCTGATTCTTACAAATCACTCACGGGATTCTCTCCTGAGCCCCAGTAGCTATGATTCGCTGGCGAGATTGCTATACCAGGCAAGTGAAAAACGTATTACTGATCCCTTATCTGTTTCCCCTGTCCTTGCTCTTCACATTCTGGAAGACGCTCTCTATGACCCCCGTCAGGAATGCGACTATCAATTTCTTGAAGCTGAGAAATCAATGAGAGAATGGTTCGTTGAATATCGCGAACGGCAGCAAAAGTTACCCTCAGAGTATTCAGAACTTCCGCAACTTCGCTGGAGTGACCTTCCGAACGAATTATTTGCTCTGACCCCAGAAAATTAATTCTTGGGGATAAATCGTCCATAACTGAGCGCAGGCTAAGTTCTGCGCTCTGAAGCTTCCGAACCGAAGTTTCTGTACCCCAACCCGCAATTTCTGCATTTTTTGCAAGTTTCAGGATCCAGTCTCGTAGTTCGCCGGGAGTAAGATTTCCGGCATTTATGTACGGTTTGATTTTCATTATTGGATACCCTATTCAATCAATGCACTACAACAGAATCGTCGGACGCTCCACCACCGCCGAAATGCGCTTTACGGTAAACGGCCTGGACTGCGTCATCATGCGCATCAATTGCCGTACTCAACGCTTCCTGCGCCGCCAGTAATGCACGGCGTTCCAGGGTATCGAAGATGCAGAGTCGGTGACGCAGCTCCCGCGGAAGTATTGCCAGAATTGCTGGGATCAGCTTCTGAATTTTTTCCCTTTGCGCTTCCGTTTCACCTTTTAACCAACGGCGATAGATGTTCTGCTGATTGTTCCAGTCCTTGCCTGGTGTCAGAGACAATTCACCTCCCCCCTGGCGCAGATATTCTTCAGTAATTGCGTTAGCGACCCACGCCTGCCCTTTTTCGGCTGCCAGGGCTAACAGCACTGATTCGATGTGCTCATGCCTGATTTTCATGAATCAACTCCTGTGTATTTTGTGTGTTAGCCTTACATCCAACAGGTAAACCGTCGGTTGGATTCGGGTAGATATCAGGCCGGAGTTCATGAGGTGTAACCTCGAAATTCGTTACTTCAGCAACACGTAATGCTTTTTCAGGGCTGAATCTTTCATAGCCCCCCAGCACTCGACTTACATGCACCTGAGATAAACCCGTTAGCTTCCCAAACTGTAGCTGGGTGATATGTTTCTCTTTTAAATAGTCTCTTAAGTTCATAGCCAACCTTCTACGTTATGCCTCGAGCAAATATTAGCCCCACTAATTTTAAAGATCAATAGTCAAACTATCTTTGATAATATTGGTAAAACAAATAAACTCTATGTATGAAAAAAACACGCGAAGTGATTGCAACTCCAGAAGCGAGCAAGAATTTAAAAGCCGCATGGAATGCAAGAAAAAAAGAGCTGAAGCTGACTCAAGAGCTGGCGGCTGAGTTGTTGGGATTCGAATCTCAAGGCACCGTTAGCCAGTATCTGAACGGCAAGATACCGGTAAATACCGACGCTGCGCTAAAATTTGCGGCTCTGTTAAAGGTAAAACCAGAGGACATTCGAGAAGACCTTAAAGACTTAATGAATTATGTAAGATCATCAGATACTTATGATGATAGCTTTTCAGGCAAAGGATGGAGGCTGGTCAATGAAGAACAGGCAGAGTTGCTTAACCTCTTCGAGATTCTACCTGCGTCAGAAAAAGCCAAACTCCTTAACCAGCTACGTGGACTAAACAAGCTCTACGAGGAAGCCTTCGAGAACATGCTGGCACTAAAGAAACGTAACCAGTAGCCACCGCTCACTACCCCATCCACAACAAAAAAAACCGACGTCTTAGTCGGTTTTTTTTGTGCCATAACTTCTGCAAATCAGCTGTATAACTAATATTTTTCCCTTGAAAAAACATTTACATAGTTACCAAATCAAAAATATTATACGCCATACTGTTGACTTAAAATATCCGCGTTACTAATATTTCTATCAAGAACAGCACGGCGCTGTAGGTTTTAGTTCCGCCACCCGGCGTTAAAGGGAGAGATAAAATGGTGCATTACGAAGTAGTTCAGTATTTGATGGATTGTTGCGGTATCACTTACAGCCAGGCTGTACAGGCTCTACGCAGCAACGACTGGGATCTCTGGCAGGCAGAAGCCTCTATCCGCAACAACAAAATGTGAGGTGCGAAAAATGCAAAAAATCGACCTCGGCAACAACGAATCCCTGGTGTGTGGCGTGTTCCCCAACCAGGATGGAACGTTCACCGCCATGACTTATACCAAAAGCAAGACATTCAAAACTGAAACGGGCGCACGTCGCTGGCTTGCCAGAAATACTTGCTAATCCATTATTTGGATTAATTCAATATTCTCGCTGTAGGGGTATAGCCGAGGCCACCAAAGCCCGGAGGTGGTGAAATAAAACCGGGCACAACACGAAGGCGCATTTCCGATATCCATAAAGAGTCGGTCTTGTCTGTTAAATTTAAATGGTGGGAGTGCGCCTCCGGTTGTGAATAACAACACTGCTGTGTGTAGTCTTGGCGGCATCAGTTTTTTCTTGAAGTTCGACTGATGTCCGCCCTTTTTAAAGTGAATTTTGTGATGCGGTGAATGCGGCTAAGCGCACGCGGAACAGTTAAAAAGCTATTGTCCTTCGTAGCAGAGTTATGGGTGAAATATCCGGCGTTAATTGTTAACTGGTTAACGTCACCTGGAGGCACCAGGCACCGCATCGACAAAATTCATTTGTAAAAATGGAGATAATTATGATTGCTCATCACTTCGGAACTGATGAAATACCACGTCAGTGTGTGACTCCTGGTGATTATGTTCTTCATGAAGGCCGGACATATATCGCCTCGGCAAACAATATTAAAAAGCGAAAACTTTATATTCGTAACCTGACCACAAAAACATGCATTACTGACTGCATGATTAAAGTCTTCCTCGGTCGTGATGGTTTACCTGTAAAGGCGGAGTCATGGTGATGACTAAGAAAATAAAATGTGCTTACCACCTTTGCAATAAAGGAATTAAAGAAAGCAAAAGCATTAAAAGACCACTTCATTTCATGCATGGAGTTATCCCAACGACGGAAATGAAAAAATATTGTAGTGAAATATGTGCCGAAAAAGACCAGATGGCACACGAACTTTAATTAACTGACTATGCGAAACTGAATTTATGCCAGCAATGGCAGGGATTCGCTCAACCTTAATTAAGGAGAAAAAATGATTACCAATTATGAAGTCACTGTTTTAACTACCGATGACATTGTTCATGAGGTTAATCTGGAAGGAAAGCGTATTGGCTATGTGATTAAAACAGAAAATAAAGAAACCCCATTCACTGTGGTTGATATCGACGGCCCATCAGGCAACGTAAAAACACTTGATGAAGGTGTCACAAAAATGAGTCTGGTTCACATCGGAAAGAATCTGCCCGCAGAAAAAAAAGCCGGATTTCTGGCAACTCTGATTGCAATGAAATTAAAAGGTGAAATCTGAAAAAAGAAAGCCTGCACAACGTGCAGGCCTGAGTGAAGAACCTGGGACATTTATTCATCACTCGCAGTAATTTTAATCTGAGTTGAGGTTAAAAAACAATGAGCACAAAACCACTCTTCCTGTTACGGAAAGCGAAAAAATCATCCGGTGAACCTGACGTCGTCCTGTGGGCAAGTGACGATTTTGAATCGACCTGTGCCACTCTGGACTACCTGATCGTTAAGTCAGGTAAAAAACTGAGCAACTATTTTAAAGCTGTTGCCACAAATTTTCCTGTCGTTAATGACCTTCCCCCTGAAGGTGAGATCGATTTTACCTGGAGTGAACGCTATCAACTCAGCAAAGACTCCATGACCTGGGAACTAAAACCGGGAGCAGCGCCAGACGACGTTCACTATCAGGACAATGCTCAGGAAACTGAAAAACTGACGGGAGGCCAGGAAGAAAACGCGCAGGCAGACGCCCACGGGGATTGCCAGGATTGTGAAGTCTCTGTAGCCACTTTGCGGTTCACTCAGCGTCTTCTGCACATTTTTACGTATGCGGCCGGGGATCGGAAATACCTGCATCATGCCACCCGTGAACAACGCGAACACATTACTGCTCTTGAGATGGATCAGGAAAACAGCTATGTCCAGAATCTGCTGTTGGCCATACGCGGCATGGCAGAACCGACAACTCTGGATAATGCCGCCCTGCTCCGCCTGACTGATGCAATTAAGGCAGTTTTCTCTATCACGAAAAAACATCAGCCCTATGAATTTAAGAATTTCATTTCAGCCTGGCTGGATACCGAACACATTGATCGCGGTCTTCTGACAAAAGAATGGCGAAAAGGGAATCGTGTTTCACGCATCACTCGCACGGCTTCCGGTGCTAATGCTGGCGGCGGGAACCTCACCGATCGCGGCGAAGGTTTCGTCCACGATCTGACGTCACTGGCACGCGATGTAGCCACTGGCGTACTTGCCCGTTCAATGGACGTGGACATCTATAACCTTCATCCGGCACACGCTAAACGCATTGAGGAAATTATCGCTGAAAATAAACCGCCCTTTTCTGTTTTCCGCGACAAATTCATCACCATGCCTGGCGGGCTGGATTATTCCCGCGCCATCGTGGTTGCGTCCGTGAAAGAAGCACCAATTGGGATCGAGGTCACCCCCGCGCACGTCACTGAATATCTGAACAAAGTACTGACTGAAACTGATCATGCCAACCCTGATCCGGAAATCGTGGATATTGCCTGCGGTCGTTCCTCTGCCCCGATGCCGCAGCGTGTAACAGAAGAAGGAAAACAGGATGATGAAGAAAAACCGCAACCATCTGGAACAACGGCAGATGAACAGGGAGAGGCTGAAACAATGGAACCGGACGCAACTGAACATCATCAGGACACGCAGCCGCTGGATGCTCAGTCACAGGTAAATTCTGTTGATGCGAAATATCAAGAACTGCGGGCAGAACTCCATGAAGCCCGGAAAAACATTCCATCAAAAAATCCTGTCGATGCCGATAAGTTGCTTGCTGCATCACGTGGTGAATTTGTTGAGGGGATTAGCGACCCGAATGATCCGAAATGGGTGAAGGGGATTGAAACCCGCGATTCAGTGAACCAGAACCAACAAGAATCGGAACAGAACGACCAGAAAGCGGAACAAAACAGCCCAAATGCGTTACAAAACGAGCCAGAAACGAAACAGCCTGAACCAGTGGCGCAACAGGAAGTAGAAAAAGTTTGCAATGCCTGCGGTCAGTCTGGCGGGGATAACTGCCCTGACTGTGGTGCGGTGATGGGCGACGCAATATATCAGGAAACATTCGATGACGAGAATCAGGTTGAAGTTCGGGAAAATGAGCCGGAGAAAATGGAAGGCGCTGAACATCCACACAAGGAGAATGCTGGCAGCGATCCGCATCGCGATTGCAGTGATGAAACTGGCGAAGCAGCAGCTTCATCATTAGAAAAACTCGACTGGAAAAGACAAGTGGTGATTGCGGCGGTTTACGGTTTATGTGCGAATCCTGCAGGTATAGCCTCAGCGCCATTAATTCCGGGTATTGCAATGATGATCGCAAACAAACTTGAAAATTTTGGGGTAACAGATGATGAGCACATGCCCGATTTTTGATCGCATTGAAGAGCTGGCATGGTCACGCCACTACCAGAAGATCGTTCGCGAAGAAAAAGAAACGGAACTGGCGGACGACCTGGAAAAAGGTCTGCCCCAGCACCTGTTTGAATCGCTCTGCATCGACCATTTGCAACGCCACGGTGCCAGCAAACAGGCAATCAGTCGCGCATTTGATGACGATGTTGAATTTCAGGAACGCGTGGCGGAGCACATCCGGTACATGGTTGAAACCATTGCGCGTCACCAGGTTGATATTGATTCAGAGGTATAAAACGAATGAGTACAGCACTCGCAACGCTGGCCGGGAAGCTGGCTGAACGTGTCGGCATGGATACTGTCGACCCGCAGGAACTGATCGCCACTCTTCGCCAGACAGCATTTAAAGGCAATGCCAGCGATGCGCAATTCATCGCGCTGCTGATCGTCGCCAACCAGTACGGTCTTAATCCGTGGACGAAAGAGATTTACGCCTTCCCTGATAAGCAGAATGGTATCGTTCCGGTGGTGGGCGTTGATGGCTGGTCCCGCATCATCAATGAAAACCAGCAGTTTGATGGCATGGACTTTGAGCAGGACAATGAATCCTGTACATGCCGGATTTACCGCAAGGACCGCAATCATCCGATCTGCGTTACCGAGTGGATGGATGAGTGCCGCCGCGAACCATTCAAAACCCGCGAAGGCAAAGAAGTTACGGGGCCGTGGCAGTCGCACCCCAAACGGATGTTACGGCATAAAGCCATGATTCAGTGTGCCCGTCTGGCCTTCGGATTTGCTGGTATCTATGACAAGGATGAAGCCGAGCGCATTGTCGAAAATACCGCATCAGAAAGTCAGCCGGAACGCGACATCACTCCGGTTAACGATGAAACCATGCAGGAGATTAACGCTCTGCTGATCGCCCTGGATAAAACATGGGATGACGACTTATTGCCGCTCTGTTCCCAGATACTTCGCCGCGACATTCGCGCATCATCAGAACTGACGCAGACCGAAGCAGTGAAAACTCTTGGATTCCTGAAACGGAAAGCCGCAGAGCAGAAGGTGGCAGCATGACTCCTGACATTATCCTGCAACGTACAGGAATCGACGTGAGAACTGTTAAACAAGGGGATGATGCGTGGCACAAATTACGGCTCGGCGTCATCACAGCTTCAGAAGTTCACAACGTGATAGCAAAACCCCGCTCAGGAAAGAAATGGCCTGACATGAAAATGTCCTACTTCCACACCCTGCTGGCTGAGGTCTGCACCGGAGTGACCCCAGAAGTTAACGCTAAAGCACTGGCCTGGGGAAAACAGTACGAGAACGACGCCAGAGCCCTGTTTGAGTTCATTTCCGGCGTGAATGTTACTGAATCCCCGATCATCTATCGTGACGAGACTATGCGCACCGCCTGCTCTCCCGATGGCTTATGCAACGACGGTAACGGCCTTGAACTGAAATGCCCGTTTACCTCCCGGGATTTCATGAAGTTCCGGCTCGGTGGTTTCGGGGCCATAAAGTCGGCTTACATAGCCCAGGTGCAGTACAGCATGTGGGTGACGCAAAAAGATGCCTGGTACTTTGCCAACTATGACCCGCGTATGAAGCGTGAAGGCCTGCATTATGTCGTGGTTGAGCGGGATGAAAAGTACATGGCGAGTTTTGACGAGATGGTGCCAGAATTCATCGAAAAAATGGACGAGGCACTGGCTGAAATTGGTTTTGTATTTGGGGAGCAATGGAAATGAGCGCAGCCACAAAGCTCACAGGAGAAAAACCAGTGCGATACACAAAAGTCAAACCATGCCCTTTTTGTGGTTGTCCATCAGTAACGGTGAAAGCCATTTCAGGATATTACCGCGCGAAGTGTAACGGATGCGAATCCCGAACCGGCTATGGTGGAAGTGAAAAAGAAGCACTCGAACGATGGAATAAACGAACCACTGGAAATAATAATGGAGGTGTTCATGTATAAAATTACCTCCACTATTGAAAAAGAAGGTGGCACTCCTACTAACTGGATAAGATATTCAAAATCTAAACTAACGAAATCAGAATGCGAAAAAATGCTCTCAGGGAAAAAAGAAGCAGGCGTTTCCAGAGAGCAGAAAGTAAAACTGATAAATTTTAATTGCGAGAAACTTCTGTCCTCGTGAGTTGCATTTTATTCAAATTAAAACTTCATAGCTGATTATTAATAATCAACGTCGGGCGTCAATTTCAGTCTAATATTGTCGCCCGCCAGAGGTGATGCGATGGCACAAGTGATTTTTAATGAAGAGTGGATGGTTGAATACGGTCTGATGCTTCGTACTGGTCTGGGGGCCAGACAAATTGAAGCATACCGCCAGAACTGTTGGGTGGAGGGCTTCCACTTCAAGCGAGTATCTCCTTTAGGTAAGCCAGACAGCAAACGAGGGATTATCTGGTACAACTATCCAAAGATAAATCAGTTTATCAAAGACTCATGATATGTCTAAATTACCAACAGGTGTCGAGATTAGAGGTAGATACATTCGCATCTGGTTCATGTTTCGAGGAAAACGATGTCGGGAAACATTAAAAGGCTGGGAGATTACAAACAGTAATATTAAAAAGGCCGGAAATTTAAGAGCGCTGATAGTTCATGAAATAAACTCCGGTGAATTTGAGTATTTAAGACGTTTTCCCCAGTCCAGCACTGGGGCAAAAATGGTGACAACGAGAGTCATAAAAACGTTCGGGGAGCTTTGTGATATCTGGACAAAAATTAAAGAGACAGAGTTAACAACAAACACAATGAAGAAAACGAAATCACAATTAAAAACACTCAGAATAATAATTTGTGAAAGTACCCCGATATCACATATTCGTTATAGCGATATCTTAAACTACCGGAATGAACTGCTGCATGGAGAAACGCTTTACCAGGATAATCCAAGATCCAACAAAAAAGGAAGAACCGTGCGCACAGTTGATAACTATATCGCCCTGCTCTGTTCGCTGTTACGTTTTGCGTATCAGTCGGGATTTATATCAACCAAACCATTTGAAGGAGTAAAAAAATTACAGCGAAACAGAATAAAGCCTGATCCGTTATCTAAAACAGAATTCAATGCATTAATGGAAAGTGAAAAAGGACAGAGCCAGAACTTGTGGAAATTTGCCGTTTACTCAGGACTTCGTCACGGGGAACTGGCAGCTCTGGCGTGGGAGGATGTGGATCTCGAAAAGGGAATAGTGAATGTCAGAAGAAACCTGACGATACTTGATATGTTCGGTCCCCCAAAAACAAATGCCGGGATCCGGACAGTAACACTACTGCAGCCTGCTCTTGAAGCACTGAAGGAGCAATACAAACTGACCGGGCATCATCGCAAAAGCGAAATCACCTTTTATCATCGGGAGTACGGCAGAACCGAAAAGCAAAAACTGCATTTTGTTTTCATGCCAAGGGTGTGTAACGGAAAACAGAAACCTTATTACTCGGTAAGCAGTTTGGGGGCAAGGTGGAATGCAGCAGTAAAACGTGCTGGTATTCGCCGCCGTAATCCGTACCATACGCGGCATACTTTTGCCTGCTGGCTGTTGACGGCAGGAGCGAACCCGGCATTTATAGCCAGCCAAATGGGGCATGAAACTGCGCAGATGGTGTATGAAATTTACGGTATGTGGATTGATGACATGAACGACGAACAGATAGCCATGTTGAATGCGCGGTTATCGTAG